CAAGCCCATAGTTAGCACTAGCCCCAGCACTCGATAAGCGCATATAATATCGTTGCGCCGCGGAAAGTTCTCCTTGAATTGTTGCGCTAAAGGTGTGGAACGGAGTGGCTACCGAACCGACTTCTAGTTGAACGCCTGTTACTTCGTAATAATCATTAGTGCCAGCAGTACCAGTTGGATTCATTCCAAATGCAGGAGCAATTTCTGTAGCAGTTATTGGAACGGTTATGGAATATGTAAATCTTTGCCAAGTGGTAGTTAAAGTTACCGAAGTGTAATTTGTTACATTTCCAGTATATCCCGATAAAGCATTTTGGTCTGTTCCTGTTCCTGTATAAATTATCGGAAGAAGTGCAGAAGATGTAGGAGAATAATTTGCGCCAGCACGAGCGTAAAATGAAAGAATTACAGTTTTGCCAGCAAAAGGAATTGCATTAACTGATTCAAAACTTTGTGCGATAGTTAATTGTCCTGTGCCTGTTTGTCCACTATTGCGTTGAAAGCGCATACAATATTGAATGTTAGGAAGGTTGGTGGTGTCACCTGTTGCTTGTCGTGAAATTGTGCAAGCCTGATTAGCATTCGTAGCTGTGTACCATCTATCGGCAGTATAACCAGTACTTGAAGCGGCAACCGAAATTGAAGTGCCGCGTTGCCATACCTGAAATGCTGAATTGAGAACTGGGTTTTGTTGCACAGGGTCTTGCCAAGCATTACCAGTTGTAGCACCTGAGTTAGCGACCAAAGTCTGACCATTTGTGCCGATCGCTAGACGAGCGTCGGTGGTTGAGTAAGTAAAGAGATCGCCCTTAGTAGTCAAAGGCGTTTGATCCGCAGCTACTACAACCCATGCTGAGCCGTTGTAATACTCAAGACCGTTAGCAGGAATGTAACTGACCATGCCTTCAACAAGCACGCCGCTAAGTGCGGTCGTTCTCGCAGCCGATGATGCGAAGTACATGACTGTTTGATTCTGTAAGTTGTATTGAACCTGCGCAGCGGTCAGTACATCACCGGTGGCGTAAGCGTGATAACCAGCGTTAGCGGTCATTTTCTCTCCTTAGTAACTTAAAACGGAATCGGTGTTATCCAAAACTCCGTATATGGCTGAGTCTAAAATAAATGAGCCAACGATCGGCTCAGAAGTTGTATAAGTGATCTTCCAAGTGTTGGGCGTGATTTCCATAGCCGAACCCATGATTTGTAAAGTTTTCGTTATAGTCGAATCACCGCCAGTTGTGGTGGTCTGCCCGACATTGGTGATCTTGACTGTGTTGAAGTAATCAAGTGAAAGCGCAGCTGTGATGCCAGCGGAGTAGTTCGGTGTGGTCAGATCCAAGGTCATCGCATCGATGCGGATGGTGGTTGTGGCTCTGGTGGCCACATAGATATTGGCGATGTTCTGGGCATCGGTGTCGGACTTGACCACTAGATTCTGTTGAGTGCGACCATGTGGAAAATAAGTGGCGATCGATGTTGCGTTACTGGCTGATTTAGCCGTTCCACCGATGGCTTGGATTGTGGCTTGATTGATAATCAGCTTGTCGTCAAAGGCGAAGGCTAGGTTGAAATAGGGGATTCCTGAGCCGTCATTGGCAAAGACTGTTGGATTCTTGCCAGATGTTCCTTCGATGTAAGCGCGTGATCTAAAGACTGTGTTGCCTTCGCCAGATACATAGAAAGCGCCTTGTTCTGTGAACTCGACATTCTTTAGGGCTTGCAGGGCGGTGCGCTGTGTGCCCGGATCTACTTGGCAGATTGTTTCTGTGCCACCTGTGTCGATGTTACGCATTGATGCTGGCCATTGGATCGAGTCAAGGATCGTGCCGATACGAGTGCCTGTGTCTTGACCATCAACCGCACCGGTAATCGAAGCCACATTGGACATATTGAATAGTCGGAAAGCATCGGCGCAGTCGATCGTTACATAACCGATGTTCTGATCTTTAGGATAGGTGTAGTTATAGGTGATCGTATAGCCCGAAAATAGGAAGTAGGTCTTGCCAGCATAAGTAGCGAATACGCGGATCTTTCGAAGCGGTAGCAGCTTGCCGTAATACGGCGATGCGGTGTTCTGCGGATTCCAGTTGCCGTTAGGGTCTAAGACTGTGATGGTAGCGGTTGCCTGCTCGAACTGATCTTGGAGAAGGTTATAGCCACCTCTAGTAACTATCTTTGATACTTGGTTAGAAATATCAACAACGCTGGCAACAGAATCTGCAAGGGTATTCGTGCCTAAAATTCCATGCGCTGGATCGTCAAGGATAAAGCCGTATCCGAAAATCGGGCCATTGGAGAAGTCGAAAGTAACTCCAACAGTTACGCCGTTGGATTGGTAACTCATCCGATGGCCGGTGCGTTGATTCGCGTAGTACCAACGACTATTCCACCAGCGGTTACATTCTGCTGGCCAGTTGTTACCACGCTAGTTAATGTGGCTGGATCGATCATTACATTAACAGTCATACCCGATAGGGGATTGTATGAAGAGCTGTTACTGAAGAAAGATGAGCCATTGGCATTAACCGCACTTGTATTTGAATCAGCGGCACTTCCGTTAATTAAAGCATCTATTTGAGCCTGAATTGAATCTTCAAGAAGTTTTGTGTCTATGGCATCATTTACCAATTTATTTGTCGCATCGGTATTTGCTTGGAAAGTTGGGTCTGTGGCATCCTTGATGGCTGCCGCTGCATCTTGACCTAGAATTATTGCGCTGGCTGCCGCTGCGGATGTTGGAACAATAGCTGCAAATTGTGCCATTTGTTTTTGCAAATCTATCAAAGCGTTCAAAGCATCTTCCATCGATTTAGTCCAGGTATCGAAAGGATTTGCCTGTTGAACTAAGAGAGCGGCTATCTGAGTGGATAACAATTCTTGAGTTAATTTAGCTGCTGCGGTGGAGTTTTGATTAAGTATTGCAAGCTGCAGATTAAGGCGTAAAGCCTGATCATCTGAGATATTTCGTTGCAGCGCGGCCACAATTTCGATTTGAGACATATCAAAGACTGATCCAGCGAGTTTAAGGGCGGCGCTGGCTTTATCGAGTGCGGCTTTATCTTTAGCGGCTTGAAGGGCTTTTTGATCTACAACCAAAGCCGCCTTCTTGGCGGTTAAACTTGCATTTTGAGCCACCAAAGTTTGCTTAGCGCGAGAATAAGTATCGTTAGATAGTTGATTTGCCTTGGCATCTAAAGCAACCCCAACAACGGCGTTATAGGCGTATTGCAAAGGGTTGATTTTCTTAATTACACTTAAAGTTCCACCTAAGATTTTACTCAACCAATTTGAATTACCGGTCTTTGAATCAAGTTTAGCCAGCAGTATTCCCATGCCTTGAATCGCATTACCGATCGATGTGCCGAATTCATCCATTTGTTGGGTGAGAGATGCGATTGAAGTATCTTTGCCCAGAGCGAGAAGGCCATTGACTATGCCTTCGCCTATCTTAATTTTCATCTCATCAAAGGCGACCTTCAACCGATTTACTTTCCCGGTGTATGAATCGGCTGCTGCGGCTGCATCGCCTTTGAATAATGTGCCTAGTCGAGATTGAACTAATAAGAAATTCTTTGAAGACAATTCGGCCTTGGTGAGTCCAGCACCCAAGCGACCAAGCGCGACTGTGTTGCCGCCGTAGGCCTTGCCCAGAGCCAAAGCCACCGCAGCTGTATCTTTGCCTGTTCCAGCGCTTACATCGAGTGAAAGTTTAAGTAGATCCTGAGCTTTGGTTACATCACCTGTGTAGCGGATCAGCGTTTCAAAGGCTGGAAATAGTTGTTCTTTGATTACGCCAGTTGATTCGGCTAGCGTAGTGATGAACCCTGAAACTTCTAAAGTCTTAAAAGATAGCCCTAAGTTGCCGAGAGTCTGGCTTAAGATCTTAAGCGCTGCATCTTCTTTCATGAAGGCGGCGACAGATTTCGCAGCAAACTGTTCTATTGCGACTGCGCTGAAAGTTGCGCCTAGAGTCTTGGCTAACTTTCCACCTAAAGCATTAAGAGCGCCGAGCGATTTAGTGGCATCGTTCGCACCCTTGGCTTTGTATTCCGAAATGATGTCGTAATAGATAGCCGTTTTGTTGATACTCATGCCGCACTCCTAAACGCCTTGGCGGCATCTACATATTTAACAGTCTGCTGGGATGTCTTATTAAGAGCTTTGAGAATGGCGCTAAGAGCGCGACCTTGGTTTTCATCTACGGCGCGATAGACCAGACGGCCACGCCTTAATCCTGTGCCAGCGAATTTACCGGGCATCGAGTTAATGAAGTGTTCGCCAGCGTTGGGATTTAGCGAATGTGAATAATCATGGCTTGCGTTGCCACGATCCCAAGGCTGACCTTTAGGGTGCTTGCGACCTGCGGTTTCGATGATCGCACCAGCTGCGGTGGCATTTACGATACGCACCAAGGATATGAATCCGCTGGACTTACGGCGAGATGGGAAGAGTTCGGCTTTAATGCCAGCGCGGACAGTCGCAGAATTAAATAATGGAAATTTACCTTTGCGAAACATCGATGTTTGCTTGTTGATCGTCTTGCCTTTGCCATGACCTACCCAGTTCGAAAGACCGGGGATTGCGGCTGGAACATAAGACTGTGCTTGCTTAATTACAGGTTTCAACGCCAAGCGGATTTCGATCTTTAGATTCTTATCGAGCTGTGGTTGTAGGGCACGCATAGCCTTCTGCGCCTCTTTAAGCCCTACCACCACGACTGGCATTTTTAACCTTCTCTGCTCGATCTTCTAGTGCTGCGATTAACGCCTTAAACATCAACGGATCAAGGTTGATTAACTCGTTAGGCGCGATGCCTGTTTCTATGCTGATTTGTGCGATCAGATAGGTCAGACTTTCGCGCTCGATGCGTTTGGGGCATCATCATCTAACACTTCAACCTTCGCCAATAGTTCGATGAAATTGGCACCGAATGTAGGGAGAACTGGCATAGTGCCAGCACGCTTTAGACATTCGTAAGCCAGCCAGAAAACATCCGATTGTTTTTCATCCTCGCGAAACGCTTTGGAGAAGCCCTTTTTCGCGTACTGCTCGAAACTGTACTCGATGACCGGGGTAATCGGATGTTCGCTCACATCGCCGTTAGCCATTGTTATTTTTAACTTTGCCATGCTGTTTGCTCCCTTAGTTGTTTAGTTTTTACCAAGTACCAGTCGATGCGACTGTGATCGCACCATTGACTGTAAAGGTCAAGCTCTGCATCGAGATATCTGCAACAGTTCCATTAACTGGGGTTAGCTTGTTTACCAAAACTAGACCTGAGTAAAGTGGATTTGTTGCGGAAATTGTTGCTGTGCTTGGTGATCCTGCGACTACTGTCTGGCAAATCTTGAACGCTGCGGATGTACTGACTAGGGTGTTCAAAGTCTGTAGAACGCTTGCGGTGGCAGTATCGTTAAAGAAATCAACAGCGATGGTAGATGCTTCTAGCCCAGCCACGAACTTATGGCCTGTATCTCCCATAGCAGTTACTTCTAATTCATCGAATGTGCGGTTAATAGTTACTGACTTAACATGGTTAGATAAATCAACATAAGCTGCGGAAACTTGAATCTGGAATCCGACATTGTTATTTAAGAAAATTGCCATTTATTTTGCTCCATCTGTGCTGGCTGCTGCTGGTTTAGTGTCTGGTACTACTTGACCGATCTTTACGAGAAAGGCCAAATTTTCGGGCGTTAGATCGCTCATAGTTTTAGCTCCAAGTTGTTAGGGTAGAAATTGAAAGGTCGCATGAAAGCATTTGACCAGCATCAACCCCTAGGACAGTTGGTGCGCTCATAGTTCCGACCCGGAATGAAAGCGAACTAGCTGCTAGGAGATTGAATAGTTGAACCATGTAGGTTTCGATATCTTGAAGGTTGCCGTTGTTATCAAATAGCGGCACGATCATCGTCAATTTGAAGTTAGCCATTGGCGAGATCGCGTTTTGGGTGTTATTCGATGGTTCAAGATATGGATCATCTGGCTGAATAATTACCGAATTCGCCAACGGACTGGCAGGCGGAAAGGAAAAGACCTGCCAGACCGATGGATTTGCTATTGCCGTTGCGATAGTCGAACGGAGTGTAGTGACGGCTACAGTCATTATCCGACCATCGATCTTGGCGAAATATATGGTGAGAGAAGGCCGCGAACGCGAGCCATCAAGGTATTACCCATCCGATATGGCGATGGTGTGAAGTCCGGTGAAATACCACCTGCGCTGGATTGCTGGCGTGCTTGCCATACATCAACAGCGAGCATCATCGCAGCTTCTCTAACCGCTGGCGTAGCGGCGTATGCGGTGTCTTTAGTATCAACGCCTGAAACTTTGCCGTAAGGCACGATCTGGTGGTAATAATCGTCAGCGTGCGTAACTGAAAAACTAATCCACGAATAACCCTGTGGAAAGTTCTTATAGTTGTATGGAAAGTTAATAAAATATGGAAAGTTTATAGAAGCTTGTGTGTAAGGAAATGTTCCTGTAATTGTGTGCGAGCCGTTATAGGCAGCCGCACATCCCGAAAGGGTTACAATTTGTCCGGTAACGAATGAAACTGGTGATGAAATAACGACTAACGCTGAGTTGCCATAAATCCCAGCGCCAGCCACCGGATATGAATCGAACCAAAGAAATTGATTGATAAGGTCTTCGGCGGTCTGGCAGACTTCTTCAACGATTGAATCGCTGTAGAGCGTGCCGATGCCAAGGTTAGCCTTTAGCTCAGCGCTAGTTACATAAGTGGCGGCCACCGAAGATCCTCTCTGATTAAGCCCCAGCTCCTAAAGGGCGCAATAGAAGCTGGGTTATTAGTTGTTATTAAGAAGCGACGAATTTTCTGATTCCGGCCGCTTGTTTCACAACAGATGCCATGTATCCATAAATGCTCAGCTGAACGCTCATTGATGAAACAACATTGACTGAGAAATAAGCCTGTGGTGATTCATAGACAGTTACAGCTTCTGGTGCGATCAAGAACATTGAGTTCGAAGCAGAAGTTGCTACTGCATTCTTATCAACATATAGATCAAGGCCTTGAACATTACCCTTGATAGAGCCAGTAGATGCGTTACCTGATTGGTTGTAAGG